ACTTATGGTGTAAGTCCCAAATGACATTTCCAAACCGGAGAACAAGAAGCCAAAGCCATCCATGATCATACATGTAATTCTCGGCATCTGAGAAATTGCTTGTATTTACATCTGCAATCTTAGTGAGCATGATTGCCCCATAAGCTGGTAGGTCAAAGCCAAACTTTACCAATTCCTCCTTTAGTTCTGCTGTCATTAGTAAGTCCAAATAACATTGGCAGGCTTAGTCGGGTCGCAATCAGCATGAATATAGCTTGATGCAACACCTATCCTATTTATACCGGATTTGAGAAGAGCATTAATTATAAGCCATCTCTTAGCCCCATCTTTACAAGCAATGTCTGCTGCCCAACCTTGTGTATGACTGCTTGAATCAACACCGCCAACTTTATCATTATGAGCCTTTGTCCTAAACCCTGAGTTAATTCCAAAAGGAATCTTAGCAATTGACCGAGCATTGTCAAGTCTTTGCAAAAACTCAGGTTTCATGTTAGCACCTGAACCAAGAGCATCAGGTGAATCAAATTCAGCAAGTGTAAAATGCTTTAGTTGCATAGGGTAAAGTTATTAATTCCTTTTGAATTTCTTGGCAGCACTTTTAACCGATTTCTTGCCAACACATCCCCAAGCTTGTCTGCTTAGGTCATTGGCACATGGTGGCTTTGCACACTTCTTAATGCCTGCTGATCTCGCACAATAGGAATCACCTTTAGCAGTTCCTGGTGCAATGGAGTAACCCTTAGCCCCGAACTTTACAGTCTTACCATTGACCTTAGCCTTAAACTTCTTCTCTGCCATTATCTTCCTTGTCCAATATATTTCTTAGCCCTGCCTCCTTTAGGCTTTCTGCTCTTAGAATGCTTGCCTTCTCGCCTCTTGCCAAAGGTGATTTTAGTAGGCGAACCTCCCCCACTTTTTGCTTTTTTCATACCCAAATATCAGAATTTATGGCTTATTATTGCAAACCATTTATACATTGAAAATACCTATAACAGATAGAGAATTAAAATTGCTCACTGTTTTAGCAAAAGGAAGGCATTTTCTTAAGAATAAAGAAAAACCCAATAGAGCTAATTACATATGGGGAAATTCTAATGAGCAAAGAGACTTGCTTGGAGTTTTAGGTGAATATGCAGTCAGCAAATTTCTTAAAATCCCAATGGACATGAGTTGTGGATTAGAAGGGGATGGAGGGACTGATTTTATATTTGGTAATCTTAACATTCAAATAAAAACTACTAAGTATAAAACAGGTAGGTTAGTATTTAATAATCATAAGGAAATAGATTCTGACATTTTTATCCTTTGCTATGTTAATCGAGATGCAACAGAAGTTTGTATTTTAGGATATATAAAAAAAGAATCAACAGAAAGTTGCATTAAAGAAATGGATCTAGGTAGAGGAATTCGATTAGTAGTGGAGCAGAAGCATTTACTTCCAATCTCTGAATTGCTAAACTATGATAAGTCTTTGTAGGCTTATTGTAATTACTTGACTCCGGTTCTGCCAGCTTCCTTGGCTGCATCATATTGCTCTTTGCTTACAGGCCATAGCTGATGCCTGCAATTATAGCCACCCCGATAAATAAAGATTGTGTTTGCATTAGTCCCTGACATTCTCCCTTGCCAGCCTTTTAGGTTAGCCCAATCCTTTACCTGTTCAGTGGTGAAGAATCTGCCTGTCCTTGCAGAGCAGAATGGCCTTGTGTCCTCTATTATTGTCCCGGCATACAAATAATACTCAACACCTAAGTCCTCGCTTACTGTCTGAATGTACTCTGCATTAAAAGCCATTACAGAGTCGTTTGTTGTCTGCTTAATATATCTGTTCAAGAATGGCAAATCCTCCGGTGTGCCTTCAATAAACTGCCTAAGAGTCTTGTTAAGTTCTGCCCGATTGCTTACTCCAGCAATGTTGCTCTTTAGCACCTCCTGAATTGCATTTCCAAAATTATTTCTAATTCCACCACCTATAAGAGCATCCTTAGTAAGTTCAATATTGGTCTCAAGAATGGCTTTATAAAGTTCAGTTTTCGGGGAAAAGTCATCGAGAATTAAACTTAGATATTCATTTGAAGCTTCAGCAAGAGCCTTATAACCATTAATGACAGCCACAACCTCAGTCTGATAAGCTGCATTGTTTACAATGGTATCAGCAATGTCCTTCTTTAGCTTGACCATCTCTCTCAAAGTCTTAGCCCTATCCTTTGGGTCAAGACTGAGTTCAGAGGCTAAGTCAATTACTTCATTGCTTAGTGTCTTAAACACTTTAGGCAAAGAGTCAGCCATCCCATTCTCAATATCCAGCTGTATTTGCTGAATCTTCCTGATGATGGCTAACTGCTTTTCTGTCATAGTAAGTCAGCCTAACTTATCTCAGATAAGAGATTATTTATTTTGTCATTTAAGACCTTAAATAATTTAGCATTGCCTGCTTTGTTAGCCCTTTCTGCTGCAAGAGATAACTGCTGAATTGCAAGAGGAAGCTTGCCAAGGTTATCAGCCTCCATTGCAGGAGTAGATGATTCACTATCATCCATCAAAGGAACTAATCCCGATTTAATCTCCATCTGTTTAGCCATTGCCAAAGCATAAACATCTGCCCTTTGAATTTGAACTGGCTTATCATACCAGGTAGCATCATCATCAACAAGCTGCATCACAAAGGCAGGAAGGTTAGCACTTAGCACATAGTCCTGAGCTGTGCATCCTTGGCTATTTAGCAAAAGAGTCTTCTCATCAATTGTCTTGTATGGCAATGGATCAAGTTGCTTTAGAATCTTTAGATAAGCCTGCTGGATTGAATTTTCTCCATAAAGCTTCTCCACATAATCCGTTTCAATGCCTGATATAATTAATGGGTCGAAGTTGCCTTGTCTTGCCTTAGTCAGCATCTCACCAATCATGTCAGTGGTCATTACATCAAAGTCAGTAGGCACTGTAATCTGAGGCAATGCAGCCTTTACCTTGTCACTATCCATTAAGGCTGAAGCAAAAAGGCTATTGTAACGCTGGTAAAGGATATGAAAGCAAACCTTAGTATAAACCTGAGCCAAGTGGACAGTTACAGAATAGCAGAAGGTGTTTAGTTCCTTCCTATCATACTCTTTGGCAATCCCTGATTGAGCTGCTGGAATCTGACCAAGCAATTCCAAGCCAATAGCCTTGAAGCCTTGGAATTCCTTTTGAATGATATCTTCTTGGAATAACCTAACTGTCTCAGTAGGTCTCTCAATATATCCTGCCGGAGGCACTGGTGGAACAATTGGATTAGGATTAACAGCAGAAACTCTGTCAATGTTGATTTCCATTAGACCAAATGGACTGCTTGAAGCCCTGCCTGATCCTTGGCAATCATTACAGCCTACTCTCTCCTCCTTTCTGTTTGTCCTTTGTCCTGTGCCATTACAGGTCTTACAAGGTGACATCTTTAAGGCCCACTTCTGAGGAAGAGCATGAGTAGCCCAAAGGATGTTTAAATCATCTGTCCGAAATAATACTTCATTCCAAGCAGGCAGGCAAGGAGCAAGAACTGAATCAAAAACCAAATGACCATCCTCTTCCTCATAAATAACGCTTCCAACCTTGACAACAGGGAGGTAGGAGAATGTATAAGGCAGGATAAAGACTTGGAAAGGATTGTCATAAGTGTACTGATTGACTTGCCTAAATAGGACTAAGCCTTCCATCGTTATGCACAAAAACTGATCCCACTTTTTGCGGTTCATGTCCTCGTAATCCTCAGCCTTTACAATGACAAAAGATTCTTCCTCAAAAATTAAATCCTCAGAGAAGATTGTCTGTGGGTAAGGCTTTGACCAATCTAATGTCGTTACCCCTGCTGGATTCTTGACAAAATCTTCATAATAAGGCAACACTGCCACAATTGCATTTGAGTCTTGCAGATAGGTCTTCAAAAACACATTGAAAGACCAGGTCTCAAGGCTTCCAAACTTAGGCAAGTTGTTCTCAACATAAAACTGAAGAGTATTATCCTGCAAACCTATTCTCTCAGCTACACCAGTCTTTTTGAAATCAGATTCAAAGGTTATCTTAAAGTCATCAGCCTGCTGAATCTTCTGCAAGAAGTTAAAGACTCTGCCTGTGGCTGTGGTGGTTGGTGCTTGCCACCTCTGCCTTCGGTAATCCTTCATCCAAGGCTCTTCGCTCGGATGTTGAGTATGGAGGAGCTTAGTTGGATACTCATTTTCAAAGTGATACTCAAGCTCTTCTGCCTTTTCTCTTGCACATTCAATGTACTCAAGTTTGC